TTGTGTACGCGCCAAAAGATAATCAGCGAATTCAATTGCGTTTGCAGTATCATCATAAGCAACTAAACCTTCGAATGATATTTCGCCGCCTTTTACGCCGCCGATATATTCAGAAAATCCGTTTGAATCTTTTGTTGTTGCTTCGGGTGTGTCCATTGACAAAGACATTGAACAACTTGTTGTGTGTCCAACTGTATCGCCCTCAATTGTTAAAATTAAATTTGTTCCGTTAAAAACTCCCGTAGTAGCCATATTTTTATATTTTAAAGTTTATTAAATTTTTTGTAAATATACGAAATAAATATTTTACTATTCTTGTATATACTTAACGCCATAAAACGAATGAACGCCTTCATTGTCCAAAACAATTTCGTAATCGGTCCACGCGTCCAAAGGTAATGAACCTTCTTCTTCTGTTTCCGGATCAATTGGTCGAATGCTATCACGCCAAAAAACATCAACGGAATATTTGTCCGCTAAAACCGGCGCCTTTATTTCGTTGCCTTCTTCGTCATATTCGCCATGTTCTAATGTAATAAAACCCAATTTTACAATACCGTTTTTGTGTGTTGGATATTCATTGCCGTCTTCATCTTTTGCAACGCCTAAATCGCGAATATATTCATCGGCTTTGGCTTCGTTTGGAAATTCGTATTTTTTAACCATTTTTAATTTATTTTATTTATTTACTCTTGTTATTTTAATAAGTGTATTTGTTACACTTGTGTTAATTTTATTGCTTCTGTTTCTGTTAATACTTTATTGTAAACCCTTGTGTCGTATATTTTACCTTCAAAATGATTTGCAGTATTTGTTGTATTACTAAAATTCAACCTATCCATTCCAATTGGAACACTTGCGTTTGTATTACTACCAATTAAAGCGCCATTAATAAAAAATTTATATTCGTTTGCTTTAAAAGTAACCGCTATTTTATTTATTTGGTTAAAAGTTAAATTTAAAAAATTACTTACTCCGCCACTTGAATAAACTTTGATTTGTGTTCCATTAGATTGAAACATAAAAACAATTTTTTGTGAATCAGTTCCATTGTTTAAACTTATTCTTGTTTCGTTGCCACCATTATAAGGTTTTAAATCTACAAAAAACGTACCTTCTGAAACATTTAATGAATTACCATCACCACCGTTAAAACATTCATCTTTGAACCTTGTTATTATAGTTGCTTCTGTTTTGATATAACTTGAAATATAAGCGCCAATTTCTGTTTGCGCACCCCATACATAAGCAAACGCCGTCGATGATGTGTCCGAAGAATCAATGTTTCCGTCGGTTGCTCGCGGACTAAAAATAATTGCCAAATTTGTGTGTGTGTCTGTTGTATATGTGTAATAAATTCTAAACCAACCATTTGTGTGATTTTCAACGCCGTAATCTATAAGCGTAAAATTTGAAACCGATTGTGCGTAATAAATTTCCTCTGTATCAAATCTAAATCGAATATCAACACGCGACGGATAAGAACCCTGCGCCCTAATTGCGAAGTAGTCGTCACTTCCTTTTTTTATAAATACTGATGTTGTGTGTGTTATTGCGCTTGCTGACTTGCTTATATTATGCGACCTATAAGATGCACTTGTTGAAGTTCTTTCTAATGTATTTCCCGACATTGTACCATTAGGAGAAATAACGCTATTTGATGTTATTGAGGTATTTAAAGTCCCCCAATTCGTACCGGAAAATTCTTCACTAAATAAAACTAAATTTGTGCGTTGGCTTTCGAGTAAAAGCGAAGGACAACCGCCGCCGGTGTGATCTATTCTTGGAATATTGGCGCTTAATTCTTCAATTAAACCGCCCGTATTTATACGCGTTGCGTCACCGCTTCGTGAATATGAGAAATCGCCGTCACCGTTTATTGGATAAACTGAATAAACTTTTCCGGATTTATAAGCCGAAGGGATTAACAACAATTTCGCGTCGTCTGCTAATGACATAAATATATGTTTTTAGCAAAAATACAAAAAATTGATTTGTTATTTTAAGACGTCAGACACGCCAATTCCGAATCACTCAATGCTTCTTTAAATACTGCAACGCATTTAACGTTTCCCCTAAATTGCTGTGTACCCCCACCAACATCAAAACTTAAATCATTAAGAGTATTTTCAGAAAAATAATTTGTTATAGTACTACTATCAATTTTAACACCATTTAAGAAAAAAGCATAATCCCCACTTTTATATTTTACTGCTAATTTATTATATTGTTTAACATCGGTTAAAGATGTTGTAAATGATAAATTTATACTTTGAGTACTGCTATATATAATTGCTCTTAATTGATTACTATTACCACCTAACAATAAAGCAACCCTTTCATTACTTGTTCCGTTAGTTATTGTTATATATCTGTTTGGTTCAATTGTATCGTGACTTATAAAACCTTTTATTTCAGCATACAAAACCCCCTCGGTTGAGTTTATTAAATCACTTGAACCTGCATTGTTGCAGACATCTGCTAAACGAGTAACTGTGCTTCCGTTTGTTGGTATGTAGGATGTAGCGTAGCTTCCTTGTTCTACTTGAAATCCAACTATTCTAAAACCTTTATTAGATTGGCCAGAATATTTTAATAAACCTGTAGTTCCTCCTTCAACATCTGATGTTATTACACTTGATACTCTATAGATATTATTACCCATATTTACATTTGGCAAATTACCTGTTGTTGCTGTTGTACCTCCAACTCTGAATATAAAATCTCCATTATTAGATGCAGTTCCTAAAACAGGTTCACTTAAATCATCCATTATTACAAAAGCAGATATTGTGTATTCTGTAAAGTTAGCAATAGTTCCATTAAAATATCTATATCTTGTTTGACTGTTATCTCCAAATTTTATACAATTAGTAAAACCTAAACTCCAATCAAATGATTCATAAGTTATTCCAGAAGCAAGATATTCTGAACTTGTAGGTTCGCTATAATTAAGACCATTGCTCCTCTGTGGCTCAAGTAAAAGACTACCCTCTCCGCTATAAGGTACTACTTCTCCATTCTCATAATCAAAGTTAGTATAATTTATTCTTGGTAAGTCTGTGTCGTCTGTTATTTCTATTACTGATATGTTGTCTATTGTTACATCTGTAATACCGCTATCTCTTAAAATAAAAAATGAAGGATTATTTGCTATAAAATCTATGGAATGTGTGCCAAGTGTTGATGGTATAGAATAATCACTTACACCATTAACATTAATTAATTTTAACCCCCCTTGTGTACTATCAACAATTTCGTAAGAAAGTTTATATTTTTTTGTATTAGTTAAAATGGTTTGTCCTATATATGAATTAGACCCACTACTTGAATAAATTCTTGCACCATTGTCTGTAAATTCAGCTTCCCCAAAAAACGTCCAATTCTGCCCTACTTCCTTAACTGATACGTTGTCTATGTCAAAATCATAATTAGCATAAGCACCATCTCTTTTGATTAGTAATCGTATATTGTCGCTTTTTACATATGTTGTGTATGTTCCAACACCACCGCTTATATCTACTGAATAAAGACTATTAACTTGTAATTGTATTCTTCCCGCTACATACCGCGTAATATCAAAAGTAACTTTATAAAATTTGCCTACTGTAAAAACATTTTGATTTATATAAGCATTACTATTCGTTCCATTATCAACAAAAGAAGCTACACCATTACTTATTGATGCTAAACCTGTTACAGACCAACCTGTACTCCCATCACTAAAATCGCCATTAGTAACTTCTTCGCTACCTATTTGTGAGAAATCTCCGTTCTGTACCAAATTCCCACTTAATATCTGTACATCTTCTATAAGTCCTTTTTCGTTTACTCTTGTAGCGCTTGAGCCCCTTGTAAAGTCAAAGTCTGCTTCTGTTACTTCTTTTACGCTTACGTTGTCTATTGAAAATATTGCACCATTTGTAGCCCTAAATAAAAAATTGCCATTTGAAATAGTGTGTGTAAAATTTATAGTAAAAGTTCCATTAGTTGTAATTGCATAATAAGAAATACCATTATTATTTATTATTAACGCAGTTCCTATTTCATTATAATCAGATACTGTAAAAGTAACTTTATAGAATTTATTTTGTGTTAATATGTTTTGATACAATAAAGATGTTTGACCATCTCCGTCTAAATTACCTTTGCCATCGCTTATAGTGGCATTTAATTTAGTCCAATCACTATCCGTATCAAACCCACCATTAGTAACTAACTCACTACCAAAAGTTTTAATAGGTGTTAAACTAGGATACACGCCATTACTGTATCCACAGGGCGCGTTTAAAATACTACAACTATTGCTTAAGCCATAAGATATTAAGGCGTTATTGGTTGTGACGTTTGCTCCGGCTCTATTTTCTACGAATTCACTTCTTCTATCAATGCTACTTATCATGTCATTGAAAGAACTAGAACCGACCTCTCTTGTAGTTAACCCCATTGGCTATTAATAATATGCTACAACGTCTCTAGCTGTTGAGCTAGCTCCTGAAATAATTGCTGAAACTATAACTGGTAGAAAACTTCCACTAGGTATGTTTTTAAACACAACTGTATCACCATTGTCATTACCAACTGGTTGAACTTCTAAATCTCCGCTTGTACCTATATACAAGGCAGCAGAATCAAGACCACTAACCCCGGCGGCTGCATCTACTGAAACTGCTTTTACTGCATAGTCAGGTTGATTTCCGTATTGTCCCATTTTTTTTTATTTATTATTTTTATTTATTGCTTTTGCTTTTTCCCAAGTTCTACCCACAAAGTAGGCTCCATAAACTGTAACAAGAAGAGTTTGGAATATTGGGATATACTCTTCTGCTATTTTAAATTCTCCAATATTTCCATCGAAAAACGCACATACAGTAAATATAACTGTTAAGTATATAAGTACTAACGGGCGAATGTTTTTAGACAAGAAAGAATCAGATTGCATATCTGACTCCCATCTTTTTGTAACCTGCTCTTGAGCTTCTTTGTCAGCTTTCTCAAGAATCTCTGTAATAAGGCGCTGTGCTTCTA